CGCTCAACCATCTTCCCGCCGCATCCAGGGCAGCACGCCCTGACCGTCGCTTGCGTGGTCGCACTTGGCAGTATCGCCCGATGATGGTTCTCGAACTGCTGGTACATAGACCATCCGAATGCCTTGACGTACCGATGATTGGCGCGGGCAAACTTGTACTTCCGCGCATCAATCACGAATGACGGATCATCATCAATCGACACCGCGACGAACGGCAGATTGATCGCCACGACTTCCAGCGGCGTCCCGCACAGATTCAACACCTTGTCAGGCTTCTCGTGAACGTGCGGCCACGGCGGACATTCGTGGCGCGACTCATTCGCCGGGCCGGTGATGATTATGTACTGGCCGGTTTTTATGTCGTCGATTTGCATAGCGATTCGTTCGATGGAACCATATCGTCGTCATGTTGCGTTTGGCACTCCCGGCACCGATCCGCGATGATTTCCTCGTAGGTCAGGCACGCATCGCACTTCATTCCTGCGCAGAAATTACAGATGTGCAAGACCTCGGCGGCAGTGCCGCATACTTCGCATCGGGGGATGTGCGCCTGAATCTTCATGGCAAATTCTTCGCAAGTTCTAGTGCCGCTTCGCAATCCTCTTTCTCCGTGTAACTCAAGTCGCAAAATCCATCGACCGAATAGCCAATCAACTGCGCGAATTGGGAACGATCATTATTGTTGCATTTTATTCTGGCGAGATCATTCATATTGAGGTTGCCGTGGTCCAGAAGAAACCGAACAATCTCGTTTTCCTTAAACCGAATCGTTCCTTCTTCATCCCGATAAATCGGTTGCATTGGATGTTTCATTCGCGCCTTTCCGTTTTCCGCAATATTGCTCGACCATCGCATCAACGGTCGTCTTGATACTCCACCGCTTTTCCTTCGCCACCGACTCAACCTTCCGGCGAGACTCGGGCGATATGCGGACGGTAAGCGATGCCTTGCTTTTGCTTTGCACGACGGAGAATCATACGCAGCAATTACAATTGTGTCAAATGTTACATTTGTGATTGACTTGCGCGGATGGATGGGTATGCTTGGCGGGTATGATTGAATTGAACCGACTGATCGCGGTGTCGGCAAAGCTCGGATGCCCGCTGTGCCTCGAATATCCGATTCAAGCGAGCCACATAAATCAGGGGTTGCTACTCGCAAATAATGGTATGCGAACAGCCAATGGTGAATTTTGGTTGATAGGCTACACGCTATCTACGTCATTCGAGGAAACGGGCCGACGATTCGTGAAATTGCGATTCAAGGTTTTTCCGGCTTTGCCTGATTTGGATTCCCATGAAATCGAGGAAATGTTCCCTCGCGCCGAAATTTCCGCCGCACTTTCCGGTTACACTCGGGCATGGTTTGGAACCCCGTAAACAATTGAGAACAACAAGCAAATGGAAATGGAATCAGCAACTCCGGTTATCGACGGCAAAAGCCTGATCGTCGAATATGCCGACACGACGATCAACGAGCAATTCGATTCGGTGACAGGACATTTGAACCTGCGCCGCGAATACAAACTGCTGTCGGCCAGCCCGATGGTAGGCAACAACGGTAGTACATATTCTAAGTTGAGGTTGCAGACGTACAACAATTCGATGGCGCAATTGCCGGTTTCGGACATTGACGGGCTTATTTCGCTAACGTCCGTGCTGATCGTGGAGAACCGGGTCGTCGATCTAGGATGGCGACTGCCTTACATGCGCCAGCCAGGCGATCTTGTGCCGCTATGCAAGATGCTTCCTGAAAACTGCGTGATGGCAGAACTCGGCAGTTTTGCGGGTGAGAGTGCGGCACAGTTCCGGCAATCCGGCAAAGTGGCACATATCATCTGCGTCGATATGTGGGCCGGTGGATATGCTTCTGGCGATGAGGCCAGCATGTCGCCAATGGAAACCGCGAAAGCGGCGTTCGATCATCGTATGTCCGACCCGCGACTATTGGGACAATGCACGGCACTGAGAATGTCCACCGTGGAAGCGGCGAAAAATATTAAGGATGGTTCGCTCGATGCGATCTATGTCGATGCGAGCCACGTTTACGATGATGTGGTTGCCGACTTGCGGGCGTGGATACCAAAGGTCAAGATGGGCGGCATCATCGCCGGGCATGATTGGTCTTTGGCGCACTTCGGCGTTGTCAAAGCCGTGATAGACGTTCTGGAAAAACCGGACTTCGTGTTTCCTGATTCGTCGTGGATGAAACGAAAGGTGTAATGTGACTCCGACCCAAGCGCAACAATTCTGGCATGAGTGGCAAGCGTTTCGCGCCAAGTGGGGATGCCGGGCGATCCATGATGTGTTCGGATTCGCCAGCGTCATGTTCCCCGACGAAAGCATCGTCCGACTGGAATCAGACTCACTGCGCGTTGTGGACTTGAAGCCAGGCGAATTGAGAACGGAGCCGGACATTGCGCGGCGAACCGCGATAACGGAATGGGGACGAACAAGCATCGGGGGAAGTGACACAACATTGAACATTTGACCCACGCGCCAAATTTGGCGCAAGGTTGAAGGAAAGAGAATATGAACGGAATCGGATCAATCAGCATTCAGAATATGGACCTGCCGCAGATCATGCGGGAACTCGCCCGGCTCGGCGCGATCAAGCTCGGCATCAGGCGCAAGGCCACTTGGCGATATGGCGAAATGGACGCACCATCCATGGCGCAACTTCGTGGGCCGAACGGAAAGATCGACGAAATCAACCGCGAGTTGGCGGTGCGGGAAAAGAACGATTACGCAAACCGGCGATAGGGATGTGAGGAAAACCCCATGCACAAAATGACAATCGTAAAGGGAAACGAATCGGTCACGGTTGAATCGCCTACCGCATACGGATGCTGGATTCTTGCATTGGCGAGTTTGATTCGTGACACCGGATCTGTGGCGGAAAATGAGCGGATGGCCAATCGGTTGAAGGCGATGGATGGTACAGGCATCATTGCGGATGACCAGTACGCGAACGGAATAACTGAGAAGAAAATTTGAGGAAGAAATTCATGAGCGAGCGAATTGACAACTACAATCGTCGGGCGGCTATTTGCATTTCAGAGCAACTGTTAGTTGAAGTCATGAATCTCCCGGAGGGAACGAGAATCGTTGACGCCAAATACAATAAGATTTTATCAACCATCGAATTGGTTGTGATTCACAAGGACTTGGCGGAAGTCGGCGTTGGCGATTGCGTTCCGGTAGTCAGTCCATCATTTTCGCGCCAACCGCCTATTCGATTCGATGGATGGGGTCAAAAACGTCACATTGACAATGCGTGACCACTAACGTATTATTCTGCACGGTCCAATTAACCCGTAGCAGGAGAAGAGTCGTGAAATATCCCGCAGAAATTTTGGATGATGATGAGGTACGCAGGCTTATCATGGCCCCGAGTACGGATTGTCCAACCGGAGTCCGCAACCGCGCATTGCTGGTGCTTTTGTACCGAAGCGGATTGCGTATCAGTGAGGCTCTAGACTTGAAGCCATCGGACTTGGACGCCAGCAAGGGAACGATCCGTGTATTGCACGGCAAGGGTGACAAGGCGCGTACGGTCGGCATGGACCCGATGGCGTTCGGCATCGTTCAAAACTGGATGACGGTTCGATCTACGCTCGGCTACAACGGGCACAATCCGTTGTTCTGCACACTCAAGGGCGGTCCAATGTCCTACCGGTACATCCGCGCCATGATGAAGCGGATTGCCAAGCGGGCCAAGATCGAGAAGCGTGTTCACGCGCATGGGTTGCGGCATCAGATGGCTGTCGAAATGGCGCGTGAGGGTCAACCGATTACGACGATTCAATTGCAATTGGGGCACGCTCGGGCCAGCACGACGGCGACGTACCTTAGCAGGATTTCGCCACAAGAGGCGATTGACGCGGCACGGGCGCGATCATGGTCGGGCGGACCGGAAACCAGCCTGATTGAGCAGATCAGGCAGATGCAGGCACAGTTGAATGATCTGTGTGCGCAGGCGGGAAAGGTCGGTGTGGCGTGAATCAAATTGACGAAATCATATTGGAAGCCGATTGCCAGAAGTTGACCAAGGACTTGGGCATGAGCGAAGAAGAAATAAAGGTTGCCAGCGCAATGTCATTAAGCATGGCCGAAATGTCGCTGGCGGCATCGCATATAGCGGTTCATGCCAGAATGATAAACGCCAATCGGCGGCGGTTCGTGGTTAAGTGTGCGTTGGCTATTTCCCTTCAATGCATGAAAGATATACCGGAGGTTGACGCATGAGCGATGAAACCAAAAACCCGCACGCGGTTGCAATCGGCAGGCTTGGCGGATTGAAGGGTGGACGCATCCGCGCCGCGAACATGACGCCGGAAGAACGAAAGTCCAGCGCATCGGCGGCGGCAAAGGCGCGATGGTCCCCAGAAGCTCGGGCGGCACGACTGGCGAAGATGAACGAAAGGAAGAATGGCTGAGCAACCGTCACTACTTGAACTTGCGAAGTTAGCCCAAGCGCTACTGCCGACGATTGAACCGTTGAAGCAGGCGCAAGAGGCACAGCCGCAAACGCCAGGGGACTTCGCTATTCTGGCGAGTCGCGGACGGTGGAAGATGGCGCGTCACTTGAAGTTGCTTAACGATAAGTTGACGGCGTTGGCAGAGGGGAAGATAAAGCGGTTGATCGTTACGATGCCCCCGCGACACGGAAAAAGTGAGTTTTGCTCGAAATACTTTCCCGCGTGGTACATAGGAAGATACCCGGAAAACCGATTTATTCTTTGTTCGTATCAAGCCGAGTTTGCGGCAACTTGGGGCGAAAAGGCCAGAAACATTCTCGAAGAATTTGGCGAGCAACATTTTGGAATCAAGGTGAGGGAGGATGCCCGCGCAAGAGATAGCTGGCAAGTTCAAGGCCGTGACGGCGGCATGGTTACGGCTGGCGTCGGCGGCTCAATTACAGGCCGCGGGGCAAATTTATTATCGGTCGATGATCCCCTTAAAAATTCCGAAGAAGCGAACTCGAAAACCATCCGAGAAAAGATTGTCCAATGGTGGCAGTCAACAGCACTTACCCGAATCGAACCGAATGGTTCTGCGCTGATTATTCAGACCCGATGGCACGGCGACGATCTTGCCGGAAACTTGCTTGCGGAAGCGAACGATCCAGATGATCCAGTGGATGAGCAATGGGAATTGATAAATCTTCCCGCACTCGCGGAAGAAAATGATCCGTTGGGCCGAAAGGTGGGCGAAGCATTGTGGCCGGAACGGTACGATGCATCCAGACTTCATCGCATGAAACGCCGCATGTCGTCGGCAATCTGGAACGCCCTTTATCAGCAACGTCCCGTCGCGGCTGGCGGTGAAATCTTCAACCGCAACACGTTCCGATATTACGAAGAATTGTCGATCAACGGCGCGGTCCAGTTCTATAAACTATTCAACGCTGCCGGAAACGGCTGGACGGTTAAGGCGTCCGAATGCTTCTATTTTCTCGCGGTTGATCCGGCATCATCCGAGAAAGAGTCCGCCGACTGGACCGTGGTTACGGTATGGGCTGTGTCACAAAGTTTCGATATGATCTTGGTCGATATGAGCCGGGAGCAGGCCCGAATATCAAAGACGCGGGAAACCATTGTGCGATTGTATCGACATTGGAAGTGCGAGTTTGCTGTAGTCGAAAAGAACTCGATTGGCTTGCCGTTGCTTCAATCGTTGCGCGATGGTGGATTGACGGTGCGATCTGCTGAGGCCCGCGTTGACAAAGTATTGCGGGCGCAGGCAGCAGAGATGCGGTTCGCGGCGGGCATGATTCACTTCCCGAAGGTATGCACGTTTCAAAAGGCGTTGGCGGCACTGATTGATGAATTGGAATCGTTTCCAAAGGGGGCGCACGATGATTGCTGTTTCGTGGCAGGTACGATAGTGGACGGAAAGCCGATTGAAGAAATTCAGGTTGGCGATTGGGTTACTAGCGCATGCGACTCAAATTACGGTTTCCAAATAGAGAAAAAGCCTGTAACGCGATTATTCAAGAGAAAGGCAAAGAGGTTGGTGCGCGTTACGACCGCCAACGGGTCACAGGTTGTTTGCACGCCGAATCACTTGTTTTTTTCGGGAACCATTGGCGGTTATGTCAGGGCTGATATGATTAAGAATCAGCTTGTGCTAACCGCTCCGTCGTTCGATTCGTTGTCGCTTGTGAACAGGGTGGAGGATGTTCCGTGCGAAAACGAATGCGACGTTTACAACATCGAAGTCGAGGACAATAACAACTATTTTGCTAATGGCATTTTGGTCCATAACTGCGACTCTCTCGCATGGGGTGCCCATATGGTCAACTCCCTTGGTGGACCCGTCCGTGACCGCGAAGATCAGGCGTACATCGCCAACGAAGAACTTGAAACAACCGCACTGGCGGTGCGTGCCGCTGCGCCGGGTGGACAGATCGAATCGAAGTCTGTCGTGGTTGCCGACGCGGACATTGAATGGTTGGAGAATTAATGCCGCAACCACAAATAATCCTCGGCGAGCATCGGTTCGCGTCCAACCGCTTGCGCCCCAGCGAGCAAGGCGGCGGATACAAGGTTAGCAGCAATCGGAACAAGATGGTGTTATACTTCATCAATCCAGCCGAAACGATCCGCATCGAAGGCGCGGAGAACGTGGCGAATGCTCTGCGGGAAATCGAGTACGCTTTTGATGATGAGGACCAGTGGTCATGAAGAAGAAACCCAAGCCATCGCCGATTGCTTTAGCCGCCATTCGTGCGTTGAAGTGGCAGAAGAAGATCGTGAAGAAGTCGAGAAAGGTAGGCCGGTGATGCCAGCCACGCGCCAAATTTGGCGCAAGGTATAAAGGATTCCCATATGAGTACCATCGCCACACCAGTAGGCCAGCCGTCCCGCGTGAAGGGGACGGTTTCTGCCGCCGACGCCATATCGCTGACCGATGAATCGGCAAAGTGGTCAAAGAACCAATTTGTCGGCGACAAGATTAAAGCGATCAGCAATGGACATGAAACGACCGCCAGTGTATTCGGAAACGATGGACAGACACTTGAAATTGATGTTTGGTCAGATGGCGTGCCCGACGTTGGATCGTCGTTCGAGGTAATCGGCAATACGGTGTCATGGGAAATAACCGACCACGATATTGCGCTGGCCATCATCTTGTTCTATTCCGAAGCCCCCGACCACTTCCGTGGGATCATGGACCTGACGGGCGGATGGAAGTGGGACGCTACGACGCAACAATTCGTCCAGCCGAACGGCAGGCCATTGGCGTCAACCGATTTGCGCTCACTGGCTATATTGGTGGCATTGGCTATCGAAGATGAAATGCGGCAACATGCCAAACGGGTGGCAACGGGAGATATTCCCATCGACCAATTTCAGGATTGGCAAGCCACGAAAACGAAGCAAGTTTACCTGATCATGGCAATTCTCGGCGCAGGCGGGGAAGAAAACCTGACACCGGAAATGGTGTCCGTCGTGAGCGGCAAGCCGACACTTCCGTCGGGCGTGACGTTCAGTTTTGTCCGGTTGGAGAACTTCGCCAATGATATTGCCAGCGGCGAGGATGGGACGGTCGAGGCGATACAGAACCGGGCGTCGGCATACGCGCAAAGCTCCTTGCCGATGATGGAAACGATTCGGGTGGTGTCGCATCGAAACGCGAAAGACGATCAGGGCAGGCCGTTGTTCTTGTTCTATCGCAACATTCTTATGCCGGGCGACAATTGCTCGGACGGAGAGCATACCGAAGGCTGCATTGAGACGACCGCCGCCGGGTGGCAACCGATTGGGACACTTCCCGAAATAGGAGCAAGAACCTGTAAATTTAATTGTAGGTGTGCATGGAATTTCAGTTTGACGGGGATGGAATAGGAACTAATGGGAGAGTGTGATGGATTTCATTATTGTTCCCCTGATCGTATACGCGGTGGTCGCATTCTCGATTTTCGTCACTTGGGCAGATCAGTCAGATAACCCCGTTGGATTATGCCTAGCGTGGCCAATTGTTTCCTTTAAGCTCGCATGGAAAGCCGCTTGGGGAACACGCCTATCAAATTCAACGGCAGTATTTGCCAAGCCAATGACGCCAGAGCAGAAGGCCGAATTTCTGCGCAAATGGAATGAGGCGTCTAAGGATGGAATGAAACTCCAAGCATGTTCTTCATCCAAAATCTCGTCCACTTACTACTGCCAGCACTGCCACAAAGAGCATCCGGCGATAGCCAAGTTTTGCCGATATTGTGGAAGTAAGACATATAGGCCGTGAAAGAATCGGCAAATATGTTCTTGACATTGCCGTGGTCGGTTGTACCATCGGTTCGTCCATACAAGCTATCGGCCTAGTTTACGCCCCAACACCGAAGGGGCAATACCGCTGGTTTGGAGTAAAAGCCATTTCCGAGTCCATTCAATACGCTGTCGATGTAGTGTGTGGAGCCGCGATAATCATCGCATCCTTGCAACATAATGGCGCGATGGCTTGGTCCGGTTTCTCTATCGGGGCATTCCTGATTCTTCTCCCGGTCGTTGGTTCAAATGTCGCCGGGTATCTTGCCGCAAAGCGCGGCTTGGTTATCGGTTCTGACGCCGAATCGAAGTAAAACGAGACTTTCCTTTGAATCTTTTCTCGCTATCAACCCGGCGTGGTGGCCCGGTCATACCGCGCAAGGGGTTGATCGGTGGTGGTCAGGGGTACGGATCAAACTTTCCTCTTGGCTCGCCTTATACCGATCGCTGGCGCAAGGATCGTGCCCCAAGTCCGGCGGAATTGATTCAGGAGCTTGTAGGAATTGCCTACGTCTGCGTTGACCTGAATTCCAGCGCCGTAGCCAGCACAAAGTTTCAATTGTTCATTCGGACTAAGCCGGGCGAAAAGAAAACCCGCTGGCCGACTAAATCGGTTGACCGAAAAACGATGTCGTGGCTTGCCGCAAACAAGTCCACGACCGCGATGGTGACTTCCGGGGATGTTCAACAAGTCCTGAATCATCCGATTCTTCGGCTCTTGGACATAAACGATCAGGCACTATCGGTCGATGACTCTGATTACAACGATACCCGACCGGCACTGAGCGGGTTCCAATTGACCCGATTGACTCAGATGTATTTGGAGTCGATTGGCCGGGCATACTGGATGGTCGAGTTTGATGGATTGGGTTGTCCGTCGAAAGTCTGGCTACTTCGCTCCGCGTTCGTCAAAGAGGTATTCGACCCCGACAATTCGGGTCGGATCATGTACTACGAGTACGGTGGTCCGAGTGGCACGATTTACAGCCCGAAGCAAATTTTGCGGTTCGTTTGTCCCGACCCGTACAACCCGTACATCGGTGGCTTTTCGCCATTGATGGCCGCTATCGAAAAACTCAGGTTGTATCGCGGTCAGGATGCGAACATCGGGGCTATCCTCGAAAACTCGGCACGACCGGAAGCGTTGTGGTCGCCGTCGCCGAATGGAGAATCTGGCGGGATGCTTGGCGCTGCCGAAGCCCGCCGGATGGAAGTTGCCATTAACCAAAAGTATCGTGAGGCCGGACGCGGCGGCATCATGATCCAGCCCTATGCTGGAACGCTCACTCCGATCAGTTGGAAGCCCGGCGACATTATCGACCTTGAGCGCAGCAAACTGCTCAAGGGTGACATCATGGCAATCTTCGGGATTCCCGACGCCATGTATGAACGAAATCAGACGACAGTTGCCGGTGCGAAAACATCTGACTACGCACACGCGAAGTATGCAGTGTTGCCGCGCCTGACGAACTACCTGTCCACCTTACGGTCGTTGCTGCGAATGTATGACCCGGATGGGCGGATGTTTTTCTCATTCGACAATCCCTTGCCCGAAGATTCGTTGTACGGCCTGGAACAAACCAGAACCGGCGCAACGACGGGCGGCTACGAGGTTGACGAACTTCGCGTTTCGTTGGGTCTTGATCCGTATGGAACGGAAGCTGGTAGGGTTCGATACATTAACTCTCAATTGTTGCCCGTGGGTCGGGATGGTCAGATTGTCCCGATTGGTATTTCGCCGGTCGCAACGAACCAGCAGATTTCGGCGGCGGCGGGCGTCACAGCGAAGCCGGACAAATCGCTTCGGTCGAGATTAAAACAAGCCGGATACAGCGATCAGGAAATTGTGTCGCTGGTTGCCAAGTCGGCGCAGAGCGAAACAGATACACCCCAATTGTGACTCGGACCCGGCTATGTCAAACATCCCCAATGATGGAATGGTTACAGCGGCCCGGCGAGCATTGGACTGGCATAAAGAGGGTCGTCGCGGTGGAACCCGAGTCGGATTGACGCGAGCCAATCAGATTGTGGCCCGCGAGAATCTTTCCGATGACACCGTTAAGCGAATGTACTCGTTCTTCTCACGTCACGAAGTTGACAAGAAAGCGACCGGGTTTCGTTCGGGAGAAGAAGGATACCCATCGCCCGGTCGAGTTGCTTGGGATTTGTGGGGTGGAGACGCCGGATATTCATGGAGTCGTAAACGCGCGAACGCGATGAAGTCGAGTATCGCCACTCCAAAAAACTTTACGATTATGACGCAAGTGCCCATCAAACCATTCTCGAACGTCGTCGAACACGCCGGAACCGGCTTGAAAATGCCGGAGACGATTGCGCGAAAGATTGAGGCGTTGTCGTCAGGACTTCCGAAAGACTTCGGGTATCGCCGACTTGCCAAGGGCGCAGCTAATCTGCAATGCGATGCGGGCGAACGTACCGATATTTCGACGATCACGACGAACGAGGTTGACCGCGACGGGGATGTGGTTATCCCGAGCGGCGGCGATTGGAGTCAGTACAATCGAGTGGTTTGCTTTGCGCATGACTATTCGCAATTGCCAGTCGGTTCTAATTGGTGGATCAAGTCGCGCGGGAATGGCTTGATTGCCAAGACGCACTATCCGACGAAGCCTGCTGATTGGGGCGATGGGCCGTGGCTTCCGTCTGCAATTCTGCATTTGATGCAACAGCCGGTCCCCACTTGCACGGGAAAGAGCATTGGGTTTCTGCCGCTGAACATCCGAAGTGCAACACCACAGGAAATCTCAATCAACCCGGAATGGGCAAACTCTCCGATCATCGACAAGTGGATGGGTTTGGAATATTCGTGCTGCCCCATCGGAAGCAACCCCGGCGCTCTTACCGAAGCCGTTTCCAAAGGTTTCTTTGATCAACGGACAGCGGATGTGATTGATCGGGCATCCAAAATCATCTTTCCCATGAATGGAGCGATCATGCCCAAGGCAATGAGCGAATCAGCAAATCAATCCGGCGGCGATGTCGTTGACGACACGGCGGATGACGACAACAGCGACAATGATCGGTTGCCCGATTGCCCAACTTGCAAATCGCCGGATATGGTGAAGTTGCTTCCACCGCCTCCCGGATCAACGTCGCCTTGCGCCGACTACAATTGCATGAAGTGCGGCACGAACTTCACCGTCAAAGACGACGATATGGGCGGAGAAGAAATGGCTAGTGTTTCATCGGCTACGAAAGCAATCGACCTGCAAACAACCCTCGGCGACAACAAGCCGACCGTACAAGTTGACGATCCCGATAAGGATGGCGACATTGACGCGGTGGTTACATGCCCGTACTGCCGCAAAGAAGCCAAGCAAATTGGCAACGTCGAAATCCCCGGCATCGGCCAATTTGACCGATACGAATGTGGAACTTGCAACGCCAGTTTCTTCGCCGAAGAATCGCAGGTTCCTAACCCGAACACCAACGGGAATAACAACGGGACCGGCACGCAGACCTTCGCCAATTTGCCAACCCCGAAGTCGGCAACCGAAGGCACAAAGAAACTCAACGCATCGTGCGAATCTCGCGCCATGGAAGCAGCGAAGTCCGGCAAGGTGAACAACGGCGCATGGGAAGCCCCGAACGGCGGTGACCGCAAACAAGAAGATTGCCTCGGCATTCGTGAAGGCGAGAACGTTGAACCGTCGAAGAAATTCACGGACCCGATATTCATGGGTGGCGAACTCTATCGCCGCGCCGTCGCCAACGTCGAATCGCGTGAAAGCGGAAACGAAATTGGCGAAGCCGCAAAACGAATCATGGCCGCGATTCAGGACCATACCGACAAGTCGGTTGAACCGTGGTATGACCCCGCAGATGTTGCGGCGTACAAGTCGGCAAAGAAGAAGCAAATTGAATCCGCATACTTGGATGCTCTTATTCCAGTGGTCGCGGACATGATCGAAACGCGGCTCGGTAGGCCGTAACTCAAACAACAACAACTCGTTCGACGGCTCGGGTGGACATGCCAGCGAGCGTCATTCAAGCTGTCAGCCGCAAGGTGGAGGCAGATGAGTGGCGATTCGTGGAGGTGATGATCCTGGGTGAAGAACTCAACACTCTTTACAAAGGAAACATCAACATGAAGTGGATCACTTTTGAAAACCCCGTTGGTAAGTACACCAAGGGCCAAACCGTTTCTCTCGATGATGGTATCGCTGATGCCTATATCGAAACCAAGTCGGCCAAACTCGGAACCGCCCCGGCGACTTCTACGGAAGTCAGTCTGAGCACGACCGAACTCGAAGCGATTGCCGCTAAGGCCGTCGATGGCGTGATTGCCAAGCTCGCCCCGCAAGGCAAGCGGATCACGTTCGCCGACATTGAACCGAAGCCCGTAACGAAAGTCTGGGCGCAGGTCCGCAGCGGTCGAATGAAGCATCTTCCAAACACCGATGCCGGGCGCGAAGTCGCCTTCCGCGTCGGCAACTGGTTCAGCGCCGTCGTGGCCCGTAGCCTTCCCGGATATGCTCACCTACATTCGTCAATCGAATGGTGCGAAAAGAACGGACTCGGCTTTGAAACCATCGCCAAGGCCGCTGGCGCACAATCGGAAAGCGTCAATCAGGCTGGCGGATTCTTGGTGCCGACCGAGTTTGACAACCAGATCATCGACCTCCGCGAAAAGTACGGCGTCATTCGCCAGAGCATCGCAATGACCCGGATGGCGGGTGACACGCTGCTCATTCCGCGTCGTCTCAATGGTGCGACCGCATACTTCACGGCGGAAAACTCCGCGATCAGCCAGTCCACCCTCGGCTGGGATCAGGTGCAGTTGGTTGCCAAGAAATTGGCGGCTATCGTGTACACTTCCAGCGAACTGAACGCGGACGCGATGGTGAACATCGGTGACACAATCGCCGGTGAAATCGCTTACGCTTTCGCGCTGAAAGAAGATCAGTGCGGATTTATCGGTGATGGCACCGCGACCTACGGCGGTATCACTGGCGTCGGCCCGAAGATTTTCGGCTTGAACGCCACGAAAGCCAACATCCTTGGCTTGCAGGTTGGTGCGGCTGGAACCGGCGCTGCGTGGAGCGGATTCACTTTGGCCGACTTCAACAGCACCATCGGTCGTCTGCCGCAATACGCCTACACCGGCGGAAACGCACGGTGGTACACCAGCCAGCAGTTCTGGGCATCGACGATGCAGCGTCTCGCTACCGCCGCTGGCGGCAACCGGGTCGATAACATCGTCAACGGTGTCCGGCAGTTGGAATTCCTCGGCGCTCCGGTCACGATCACTCAGGTCATGCCGAGCGTCGCGGCAACCAACTCGGTCGTTGCCTTGTTCGGCGACCTCGGTGAAGCGGCATCGTTCGGCGACCGCATGATGACCTCCATCATGGTGACGAACACCGGCGGAAACACGTTTGCCAACGATCAGATCGCCGTGCGCGGCACGGAACGATTCGATTTCGTCTGCCACGACGTTGGCCAATGCACCGGCGACGTTCCCCGCGATCCGACCGTTGGCTTGCAGGCTGGGCCGATTGTGGCTCTCGCTACCGCCGCATCGTAATGGTCAAGTTAGTCGCGCCGATTGAAAGCGGCGCGACTTTCATCCAACTTTTCAAACAAGGAAACAAAACCATGATTTTCGGTCAAAATATCTTCAATGCCGCAGTCGTCTCCAACACGACCACCGGCGCAACCCTGTCTGTGACTGCCAGTGCCGTTGGCGCTGACTACATTCAGGCTTATTTCGACATTGGGCAGCAGTCCAATGCCACCGCCGTCCCGACCGCCATCGCTTTGCAGAGCGGTACGACTTCGACGGGTCCGTGGACTACGTATACGAATTTTCAAACGGCCAGCCCTTACACCAATCAGGTGGCTTCGCTGACCAGCACGTACGTAGCAGCGAATACCAACGGCGTGGACTCGCTGACGATGGGTTTTTCCATCAACAACAACGCCAATCCGTATTGGAAGGCCCTCGTTTCTCCGGGCTATACGCAGGCCATTGGCATCAAAATATTGATGTCTCGGCTTGAACAAGCTCCGTGGGTTTCGACGGTGCTTACGTCGGCCACGTCGTTTGGCCTCGCTCAGCAACCTCTGTTCGGGTAATCAACACAACAATCCCTCATCGAAAGGTGCGGGATTGTTTTTCCTCAAATATCCGCATAAGGATGGTGAACCCGGTTCCTTCCTTTTGCGGTCATGCCGTCCAGTTTGGCTGGCGGCATGGCTTGAACACAAGTTTCTCGCCAATAGCGAGCGGCACCGCAAATGCCGATAAAGGATAGGAAGCCAATGGAATTGAAAACTCGCGGCGCGTTGTGGATCGTGTGGGGTAACTTTGATCGGCGCATACTCAATCGGAGTGTTGAGTCGTTCAAGAAGCATCACCCCGATCTTGGGACGCATATTGCCGAACTCCCCGATGACTCGACGTTGCTTGATAAGGCAAAGATGTTCGGGTTGTCGCCGTTCGAGGAAACGGTTTTCCTTGATGCTGATACCGTCGTTCTTGGCGACCTGACGTTCGGGTTTACGCAAGCCTCGATTCACGGACTCGCGTGCTGTATCTGCGAAGCCCCGCACGCGCGACGATATGGCGAAGCAAAACTCGGCGTTGACGCGATTGAATACAATAGTGGTGTCGTGTTCTGGTCGTCACGCAATCGCCGGTTCGATCAAGGTTTCTTCAATCTGTGGAAAGAAATCGCCGGGTCGATGGACTCGCGCATTCGATTCGTTAGTGACGGTAAAGATTTGACGATGCAAGTGAACGATCAGGCGTCGTTCAGCGCGGCCATCAGCGAACAATCCAGCCCGCCGTTTGTCCTGCCAATGAACTGGAACTTGCGCCCCGAATGGCAAAAGTCATGGTTCGGGCCGTTGAAAATCTGGCACGACTACCGCGAAGTTCCACAATCGGTTCTGGACTTCAACGAACAACAGTCCAAGCCCGAAGCGATCATCGAATATTTCCCCGGCTTCCAGTGGCCGACCATCGAGGTATCGTCTACGCCCGTCCGCCTCAATATCGGCGACGTTGAAGTAGAAGGGTATACGAAGGTCGGACTCAATACCGAAGTGCCGGACGGTTCGGTTGACGAAGTTATCGCCGATCATGTTCTGCAACGATTCAGTCACCGCAAGACGCTCGATGTTCTGCGCAGTTGGGCCAAGGCGCTAAAGCCCGGCGGGTTGCTCAAAGTTTCGGTTCCCGACCACGACAAACTGATTCAACTGTATCAGGCGCAACAGCATGTAACCGAACTCGAATCGTGGTGGCTCGGAAGCCAGGAAAACGAAGATCAGACCAACCGGGCATTCTTCACCGAGCAGGCACTACGAAATGGACTTCTGCTGTCGGGGTTGACGGGAATTTCTCGGTGGAAGGGTGAGTCGGGGAAATCGACCAGCGAAATCGCACTGAACTTGCAGGGGCGACGGCCAAAGGCGGTAAAGATCGAAGGCGTTCACGCTTTCATGAGTGTCCCCCGGTACGGAGCTACGGCAACGCACGATGCGATTACGGTCTCCTTGATTCAGCTTGGCATTCCGCTGCGAAGCGGGTCGGGCGCGTTTTGGCATGAATCATTGACAAATGTTATCGAAGATGTCATAGAAAATCCGGCGTGTCACTTCAAATACATCCTCACGCTCGACTACGATACGATGTTGCAACCGGGCAACGTGATTGAACTTTATCGGTTGATGGAAGAACATCCCGAAGCCGATGCGATTTGCGGGACACAGATGCGGCGCGGTCATGAAGCTCCGTTGTTGGTTATCGGCGACAAGGACGGAAACTTTGACCCGAATCCAGATCCCGACATTTTCAAGGGCGAATTGACACCGGCGCTAAGTGCACACTTCGGATGTACGATGATCCGAGCAAGTACGATGAAGAAGCTAAGCCGTCCGTGGTTTCAGGCTCAACCGGCAACCAATGGATCGTGGAGAGGTGAAAATTATATTGCGGCCGACGTTCACTTTTGGCACAAATTTGCTAAGCAGGGATTTAAGTTATTCCAAGCAAACACCGTCTCGATTGCTCATCTTGAAGAGGTTTTGTTTCACGCAAGCCCGGACATGAAGCGGATAACGCAAGATTTGAATGACTATCGGGCCTATGGATTGCCCTTGAGTGTTGGGCGATAAGCGTAGGGTGTTGCTATTGCCCTTTCTGTGCTCCACCCGTGAGTTGCTAGCCTCTTATAAAGAACGTGAACTGGCATGCCGAGCTTTTCGGCCCAATCCGTCAAAATCATTCGCTGGCCTTCAAATTCAATCCATCTGTTTCGCCTCATATTGTGCATGTTTGCCTTTGCTGTTGTCCATTCACAATTTGGTTTAAGTGTAAGGCGAATACAGTGCTCGCAATGCCCGCATGAATAATTTCCGTTGTTGTCGATTCGATTGAGTTGGTGCTTTGCTGATGGTCTTTGTCCCATGTCGGAAATAAAGCTGGCGAACGACAGTCGCCAACCGTCGCACATAAATATTCCGCGACCGCCATAGTCTTTGTATTGCCTAGACTTTGGACTACCGCATCGGCGAATAGCGTTTTGCCATACACCATATTCTGGTGTGTGCTTTCCTCCATGCGTCGTCGATCTTCTAATTGTTGATTCAAGGGTTAAGCATCCGCAGCTTTTCGAGGTCCCCATTTTTAAGTGGCCTCCGCAAACGACACGAATAGTCCCCTTCGGGCAACTGCATTGGCAAAGGTATCCGTGCTTATTATTTCGGATTCCTTCTTGTCGCAACACGGTCCATCGACCGAACACTTGTCCGGTAAGGTCTTTGAATTTTCGTGAATACCCGATAGATTCTGTCTCAGCCATGACGCTTGCTCCTTTGAAGCAGGTTAATTGGTTAGAGCCAGACCGGATGCTTCAACATCCATCTGGCTTGTTTCATTATACCATCATCCCAGCAAAAGGATCAATATGGCCCGCCTTGTACGATTTAAGGAAGATTGCGACAACTTTCAGGCGAACCAAGTGGTGAGCCTCGATGATGGGGTAGCCGATGCGTATGTCACGTATCGACGAACCGCCGTCTACCATCAGGATTCCGTTGCGCCGACAACCGCGAAGCATGTGGAAGCCGTCAGGGGGCGAAAGTTTTCGGCGCTGGATAAAGCGGTCGATTCGTCCGAAGTGGCAACGAAGTAGGAGGGGCGGATGGATACGGAAATTGAAAAACTCGTCGCTGACGGGACATTTGAACTGTGGGGCGCAGATAAAATCAATGCGGCACTAAAAACCCGCGTATACAAGCCAGACGCTTACTTCGCATCTGAGTTTGGGTTCAATGAGGCGAAAACGGTTGTTGCATTCAAGGATTTGCGATACGCGGAGTTAAGTTTAGCTGACCTGAATGACATGATTGGTATGCTGCCGGAATCGCAATCGAGCAGGTCGATCACTAGGTGGTTCGTCGATCCGTCTGTAGCCCGTCGAACCAAAGAGATAATGTGTTTTTCCGGAAGTCCGCATCCGTCTGACGCAGATGCCGCATACATCCTCATGACACTGAATGAGCCAGATGATGACATTATTGGAATTCCATATGTCATTCGTAAGCTTCCGAAAGACACCCCGATCGCCTTAGGTATTGCTGGCGAGTTTATCGTTTTTCTGCGAATTAAGTCGGATAGCATAACTCATGGCGATTCAGAATCTAATATCCACTGAACGGGCGATACAGAACGCCACATTGGCCGCATTGAATGCGTCTAATCCGGCAAGTCTGACAAGCCTGATCGCATCGGCATCGGACGCGATTTGCCGGTACGTCAACCGCGACCTGACACAGCAATCGTATCAGCACTACTACGACGTTGGGGTATTGCAAAATTCTGTCCCCATACTGTTGCGGCAGTATCCCGTCCAGTCGATTAGCCGCGTCGGGATCGCACAGCAGGCGATTCAGGTACAGAACAGCGCCAATTCAACAAACCAGCGGGCGACGGCCCAAACCTCATCGACGGCGTTGACGTTGTACACGATTGCCAGCGCAGTCCCGGCAACCAATATTTTAACCTACGCTGCCTACCCGACAATCGGGCAACTTGCCGCCGCTATCAACGCGGTTGGCAATGGATGGTCAACAAACATCCAGTCGGGTCCGAATGGAAGTTATGCGAACTATCCATCGGCGGATTTGAAACCGCAGCAAGGGGCTGTTAGCGCATTCCTCGGCGGTGCATGGCTGGAAATCTACGATGATATCCTGGTGGCGTCCGGGCCGCTCGGTTCTTACGGTCAATACGATAGTGCGGGGTATTACGATTGGTCGATGACCGGGCCAGGATGGCGACTACAGCCGGAAACCGGAGAACTATACATCAAGGTTCGACGGGGATCACTGATCTTGCGAATCGACTACGTTGCCGGGTACGCGGTTGTACCGCAGTCCGTGCAAGAAGCGTGCGTTCAATTGATCCAGTGGACGTACCAAAATTCGACTTTGAATCTGGCGTTGAAGTCGGCAAAGATTGAGCAATATTCCTACACGCTTGGCGATACCGGGAAATGGCCTGCCAGCGTTCTGCTTGCACTGGAATCAGTGAAGGCCCACGACCGGACGGCGACCTACTAACATTCAGGAGCATTCAATGGCAACCCTTCTGTCCTCGACAATCTCTTTGCAAGTCAGCAGCGGCGAAAGCGTTACGCAAGGCGCTGTGATAAGCTCGCCAAACTATCAGCACACCAGCGCATCCTCGGCCACGCCGATCACGAATGGTTCGGGTTCGGGTCAGGCGCAGGGAACAACCTCGTTCTATTACACCGCATCAACCTCAACGGCGGTTATCGACCTGTCAGCCATCACGCCATCGTTGTCCGGCAGTACGGCGAACTACACGGCGATCAAAGGGTATTTGTTTGAGAATCTTGACGCCAGCAACAGCATCACGCTGAGCGGTGGAACGAACGGCACAAACGCTTGGCAGGGATTCAATGGGTCCACCAACGTCTATAGCGTCCCATTGCAGGCTGGTGGCGCAGTTGCGGCAGTACAGCCGGTCACGGGATTGCTGGTTGGTGGCACGAATGGCCACTATGTCAGCTACATCGCCAGTGCGGCAAGCCCAGCGATGCGGGTTTCACTCGTCGGAACCGGAAGCGGATTCTAATGTCGTTACTCTCGCTGCTCGACAAAATCTGCACGGTTCAAGTCTCGTCACCCAATCCAGACCAGACCGGCGCACCCGATCCAACATGGTCAAACGTCGTTACGAATGTTCCGTGCTCGCTTAGCACGGATCGGGAAATTGAACGCCACGACTTCCAACGCGACGACAGTTTGCTCTATTTCAAACTGACGACCGCACAGAACATCAATGCCACGACGGCCAATCGGATTATCATTGCCGGTGTTGTTTACGCGGTTCGGGTTGCGACGACATATGCCAGCAACACGAATATTGACCCAACGGTTGTGTATTCCACGAAATTAACCCTCCGAAGATAAAACATGGCAACAATCATCTGGATTAGCGCAGGAGGGGCTGGGCAAGACGGTTCGTTCAATACCGCCGCGAACTGGTCAACTGGCGTTGTCCCCGGAACCGCTACATCGGATACCGTTGTTTTTGACGGGACCGGCACTACTGATCTAACGACCGGATTAGATCAACATGCACCAGCACACGCATTTGTCGCTTTCGTGGTATATCAAGCAAATACGTGCAACATTGGAACAATATCGGGGAGTACGCGAACGTATTTGCAGCACAATGCCCCATCGGTGACAATCGGGCAAAGGCAAGGAAGCGGGTTCCCAACCGGATCGACGTTGCTGATGTTTGATTCTGCGGCAAACGCTTGCACCTATACGATTTTCGACAGCGCAAATCAATCCGCCATACTCACGAATCTTCCTCCCATCCAGTTGAAAGGGACCGCACTGACAATTGATTCTAGTGGCGGAAATTTCGGTGTGTGTTGTGGCGCAGCAGAAACCTCAACGGTCGCGTCATGTACGACGAGCTTGAACGCATCTGGAAATTTGACGACTTCGCCAGCCAATGTTTTTTTTGGTGCGGGAACGACCTTAACAGTATTATCAATGAATGCTGGAACCTGCCTCGACCAACGAACACATACCGGATCAACCATAACGATTAGCAGTGGGGCGACCTACACTTATCAAGGAACCGGAGCAACGACCACATTGACGATAAACAATGGCGGATACGTTTACTATTCCGGTACCGGAACAATCACCACGCTTAATGAAACCGGAAGATTCGACAGAAGCCAAGATGGCGGCAGTGTGACGATTACCAATTGGAACATCTATTTCGGAGCCAGTATCAATCTCGCCAACGGCGTGTCAGGAAGCACCATCCGAACCAATTCGCCGTCATTGCTCGGTTGTGCGATGCAAGACATTACCATCCAAACCAATACGGGCGAGTTATTCTAAGCAAAAGGAATCACATGCCAGCATTTCGATTTACTGTTACGATCCCCGGCCAAAAGCCATTTGAACAACAGACCGGGCCGCACACTTCGGCATATGCGGCTATCACGCACCTTCGCCAGATTCACCCCGAAGGCACACCGATTGAAGGCGTCTACGAAACGCGGTCCCCGGACGCGCCGAATGTGGCGTCCGCCGTCACTTCGCCAGAGTCGCCGGTTGTAATTGAGCCGGGCATCACCGAACACGAAGGAAATGCCGAGTGAACGCAGAAACCGAAGAATTCCTATTGAGTCTTCGGGAGCGAATGGCGGTAGCCGTCGGCGCAATCGGCAATGAAGTTGTTTCGCTGACACAAGAATCAATAAGTGAATGGTGTCCAGAATATCACACGGGAGAGGGAGGGCACAGCCCAAGAGGTGGGCCACCGTACCTTGAAAGCGGGGACTTGTTTAATGGGATCAGCAGCGATGTATCCGAAACGTCAAACTCAATCAGATTAACAGTTAGGAGTCGGCGAAGGCCAGGAGATGACGGATTGGATGTCCCTCAATGGCTAGAATCGGAAGCGGAAGGAAACCGCCCGTATATGCGCCCTCAGCTTTATCGCCTTGAAGAATCATTCGTTGATGACTTGGCTGCGAGATTAACAGGCGGCGGCGAATCTGCGCCGTTTTAATAATGACAGGACCATTTTTAGCTGGCGTAGAGTCATGGGCAAAAGGCGCATCGCCGTTCAATGGCGTTGTGGCTGGGCCGTTCTGGCAGCAAGCACCGCCAACGCAATCATTTCCGTATTGCCGTTACATGAATGTTGGACCAGCCATTCCAGAATATTTCACGAATCCAAATCAATCAATCGACAATGTTCGTTTGCAATTTTCGTTTTGGGGAAGCAACAACTCTCCAAATTACTTGCTTTTCCAATATGCCAACCAACTGATCGTTCGGTTTAAGGCGGCAACGATTCCATTGTCCAGCGGAACAATTTTGGCGAGCCTTCCATCGGCCACGCCATACTCAATTCCGGTTGACCCGAGAATGAAGGATTCCAATGGGAATCCGGTGTACCACGTAGCGTGCGATATTCGATTCCGTGTCGCATGACCAAATCAATAACATTTAGGAGATTACCATGTCAGTTCCAGTTGTAGGTATAACCGGCTCAATCTCATTGCCGTCTGGCTTCAATATCTTGGTCAAGAGTGGAACACTCGGAATCAAATTGACTGAAGTTGATACGACCAACACTTCATCGAACGGCTTCTATGAGGGAACCACATCAATTCGTTCTGGAAGTGGAACCGCTGTCGGGATAGCGCAGAGTGGTGGCGCTGGTACGGCTCCGGGTTTCGCCAACATTCCAACTGGAAACAATGTTCAGGTGGCCGCATCCGGATCATTCAATGTTGTCGGAAGCAGTTGCAAATACACCGGAAGCATCATTATTACGAACATAAAGCTCGGCTTCAATTACCAAGGATCAAATGCCCTCAGTTTCGATTGGAGATTTACTGGAAGTTTCACGGAAGTATGGGCATAATCAGTTGGACGCTTAACCTTCGCAAAAGGAAACCTATGGACCTCGCACCGGCATACGACGCACCGTATACCCTTCGACTCACCAGCGCCGCCTATCAAAAGGCGGCGTCTGACTTTACGGCCGCGAAATCGGCATTGGAATTAGTTAGGGCTACCAGCACCGACAATTCAGCAAAAGAGGCCGCATTGCAACGATTTATCGACGCAAAATCGGCAATGGATGGATTGGGCGAGTTGGCATACGTGGTATTAGAAATCCCCCGCCTCGATTGGGAACAAGTTAAAGCAATGTCCGCTAAGTTGAAGGGGATAAATGAGAAGTCGGTTCTGTCTCGGGCAGAACAATATTCTCTTTCACAGTGGGAAAGGTATCGCGCATTGCGCGAGATTGACGCGCCGGGAATTAGCATTCAATCCGTGGTTCGCCATGCTACCGTTCCAGAGGGTGCCGAAGATATTTGCAATCAACAAATCCCCAAGGCAAAGCAAGTTATGCCCGATGGAAGTCGTATTCCGCTTACGACAGAAGACGCAGCAAAGGTTGCAAGAATCATTGGCGCGGTTGGGCGGGCAAACTTGGCGGTGGAGTTGATTAGTGCCGCAGACGTGAAACCGCCGTCGCCATCCATATCAACGCCAAACCCTTTGTAGCCGCCGATCCCGATGAGGGCGGCGGCGGTCCAGACGCATGGGAAGTCGAGTCAGTAATTCGCAAGGCGTTTGAGGGGATTGATGTTAATCGGATGACTTTCAGGAGAGTTTTGAAGATGTACGGAAAGGCCGGGTGGTTAATCCGTAGATTGCGTGGCGATCAGATCGACGAACGAGAAATAGTTGAACGAGAGGCCGGATTCATTTCGGCGTAACAAATGAGTGCAGCCGTCGATTTAGGTGGTCTTTTCTATACCGTTGACGGCAATATTACGCCGTTAGAGGAGAAGCTAAAGTCATTAGAAGAACGGTTGACATCAATCACCGTTAATCTCGATCTATCGACGACAGCAGCCGAAACGCAATATGACGTATTCGCAACCAGACTAAGATCGGAGCCTATTGTCGTTCCGATTATCTTGGATACGACTGGCGCAATGGCGCAGATGGGCGTATTGAATGCTGGTGGTATTGGTGCCGTTGAAGCAAATGTAGGAATCGGCGCTGGCGCAAACGCTGCAACGGCGGAAGGTGCAGCGTTTGAATCTTTCGCTGCGGGATCGGTTTTGGGAAGTGGTGCCAATACCGCTCAAGCCGCAGAAGAAGAAGTAGAAGAGTCGGTTGCGGCTAGATCCGCAAGTGTTGGACGATACTCGGGTGGCGGGTATCTTGGCACGCATCTAGGTCTTATGGTCGCGTATCATGGAGTACGTGAAGCATTTAATGCATACGAAGATGCGCAAAAGTTCAATGAAATAGGCGATGAGGAAGGCGATACACTCACGAAAGCCAAGAAGGAACTCGCCCAACTAAAGAAAGAAGAACACAGCGGGTACAACATGCTTAAAACATCCTTGGAGGCGATTGGAGATGCGTTTCAAGGTCCAATGACACCGGAGGAGCAGAAGCGACGAGATGAGACGGATATTCACGCTCAAGTTATAGAAAAGCAGCGCGAAATAGATTTGGCCGAAATGCAAGAAAAGCATATCCATCAATTGCAAAAGGATGCGAGGGATCAGGAAAAAGAGCGAGAGCAGACGGACAGAATTAAAGAAGTACGAGATTCAACCGCCAGAATCATTCGTGGCGATAGGTACGCTTCAGAGGAAGATAAGGTCGAGTCGATAACCGATCGCGCCGAAGAAGCCATTCAGCGTGGCATAAACGAGGGGGCAAAAACGCATTCGCGTGCCCCGGTCGTAGAGGGCGCGAATTTGGCGCAGCTTGGCATTGCTGACCTAGAACGGATGCGAGCCATCGTAACATCGCCGCATGGAACAAAAGAATTTGACCCATTGTACACCAATACCGCAGCGTCCAATGATGATCAGGCCGCGCTACTAAAAAGTATCGACTCGTCAATTAAGGAAATAGTAGACACAATAGGCAAGCTGGAATTGGGCGCGGTAGGATCATAGGTTGCTATGGCAAACACAAAAACCATAACCGTCACATTGGACAGGGTTAAGGGGTCGTCATTCGACTCCGACAGTTCGCAAACAAGCGTAAACAGGGGGTTTATTGCAACCGGACTTCCGACGAACATTCCAGCCAACACGCTGATTGCTGCAATTCAGGCCAATTTGCCGCAAATCAATAGTCCGCATCCGACCGTACAAGGCGTATTTGTCGTTGGCTACAGCATCAAGTTGGATTCTGATTCTGTTTCTTCGGGATACGTAAAATATAAAAGCCAGCATCTTGCCAACGGCGGCAAGGTTAATCAATGGTATTTTGGACTCCACTCATATCTACAATCAACCGAAACCGAAATTGATCCAGTTTGGCCAGCGCCAGACGGAGGCGAGCAGATACACGTAAGTATTGGAGGCGGCCAAGGAAACGGGCCGATTGCGATTGTTGACGGGAAGCCGATTTACGCAACGCCTGTTACGCAGCCAGGAAAGTTAAAGTACCTTCGCCCGATAGCGGTTTTTTCAGCACAAGGGACATTTACCCAGCCAATTCCGATAGCCGCAAGATCTACGCTTGGATGCGTGAATAGCAGGTCATATTTAGGATTGGCTCAAGGATTGTGGCTCGTTCACGATATTTCCGAAGCCACGCATGATGGCGGAAACACATACCAATGCTCCATACAAATGATGTCATTTAGGAATGAGAGTTGGGCATCGTGGCTAATCGCAACCGATTTCAAGGGAAGGCCGCTTAATATTCCCACGGCAACCATTAAGATTGAGCGTGGAAATCCATACGGAATAAAGCCACAACACAATCCTGCGGGGTTTTCTCGATACGGATTGTACAATGTAGCCAATTTTCAAAAGACGTTTAATTTCCCTCAGCAAATACTGAACGCTTTCAGTTTTTGATTTTCAATGAACGAGGAAATAAAAGACTGGACGCCGAAAGATTTAGCCAGCGCGCAGCATTTGAATGCGGCGCTGCCAACGGTTCGTTCCGTTCAATTCATTCAGGGCGGAAGCGGAATAAGCGTAACCCAAACGGAAACGGGGACAACCATTTCCGCCGATCCGCCATTTGTTTTCACTGATCACTTCTTGGGGATTGTCACCGATGTTGGCCCCGACGATGAGCCGGATTTGTCTGGTGCGGGAATGTATTGGGTGCAAGTGTCCCGAATACTCGGGCAAGATTATCCATTCTTTCTAACACAGATACAGGCAAACGGAAGTTGTCCGCCCGTTGGAGATGCGCCGAATTCTTTTCAAGATACCGTCCCTGTCGCCAACGTAGCAGAAATAATTTGCGGAGAAACAAATAAGGGAACACGACTACTTCCGACAGATGGTAGTAGAGGCGTTCACGTTTTTGTTTTTACGGCTACCGATGGATCGACCAGATATGTAATGGACGAAGCGGTCCATTCCGTCACTGTCCGTCTCGGCGTCAACCTGACCGACAACAGCGGAACATACATCGGCACCGCGCCCGACACCAGTTTCATTCAATCCGGCAGCGTCACCAATGACCGTCTTGCTGGCTTTACCGATGGCACCCCGTGCATCGTCGTGAACACGATCGAGGTGAACTATACCCAGCCATACCCGACCGCCAACTCGCCGACGCATCTATTGCCGCTGACGATTGATGGAGAAGATCAATACTACCTCGGACAGATCGTCGGCACGGACACTAGCTCGGGAAACCCGTGGAGCGGATGGCCGATTGTGGAAATAACCGTCCCGGTACAACTAGACGTGACGCTGACGGCGCATAGCGGGGGCAGCAATGGCATTGTCGTCGGCTCAACCATCACATGTCCGACGTATAAATACGACGGCGTTCACGTCGCCACCGGCAACAAGGTTTTCGATAATGTCGCGCCGACTTGGAATCGCCCCTGCGCGGTACTGACCGGACCGGCAACGAAGGGTCATATCGGTTTTGACGCCGGCGGGGATTTGGTGTTTGAGGATTGCGATGAGGTGCCGGACTTCACGAAACTGCCGTGCTGCGATCCGTGCCCGAGTGATTGCACGTCATGCCCGAACACGTACACGTTCACCATTGGCGGAATGGCGGGCAACTATGCCTATGCCAACGGCGATTACACGATCACAAAGACCGTCACGACAACCGGGTGCATCTGGCAGTACAACGGCCCGGTCAACGGATACCCGAGCGGATCAATGGGCGTGCTAAACATCGACGTTCGTTGCGTTGGCGGTATTTGGCAGCAAAGTGTTGCCGCAACGTGCCTCGGTGGCGTCTGTAGCCAAACGTGGATCGGGAATCTGCCGGTCGCTGGAACATGCCCGCCGCTCATGACGATTGCGCTACCCATGACAACCGGCGCGTATACGGGTTGCCCGGCGCAAAATATGGTTGTCGCCATGTCGTGATTGTTCGCCACACCCCAACTTGCTTTGCGCCGCCGGTTTATGCCGTGCGGCGTTTTTGTTGCGCTGGCGTGTATTTTATTGACGCAATGGAAGTGTTCGGTATGATGCAAGGCGCAATAAAATGCTCCGGTCACTGGTGATGACACGGAGCAAGTTTGTTGCCGACCTGCAACGAAGATCATAATACACTTCGCGGCAGAAATTGGCAACATTCAAAATGCAAATCACCAGCAGGTTTTTAAGCGTAGCGTCAAGCGGCTTGCACCGGCACACTCAGCAAAGCAACGGCTAAAAAACGCTCCCACGAGAAACTTACTTATATCCAAAATTACCAAAGGCCAGTGGCCGGTACGGATGAGTGAGAATAGGGCACCCAGCGCCACGATTCGCTGGATGGGATACAGTTTGGCGACGTTCCATCGGATAACTAAACCTCCGCACTGCCGACCTGCAACGGAGTCCCGACAAGTCCGATGTTTTTGGTATGCCATTCGGGTTGACCAACAACGGTCAACGAAACGCAAAGACGAATCAAGACCTACGAAGGCTGGTGAGTCGGGCGTATGGTAATCGGTGCGCCTCGAATCAGGGAAAACGTCAAATGTTCGCTACATTTAGCCTTTGCAGTCATGTAACCGACCTCCTTCCTGCCCACATTGCCACCCTCCGGGCGAACCTTCCACCATCAAAGATAACCCTCGTCATGGGTCCGTTCTCTGCCAATATGGGAGCGGGCGGCGGGAATATCCGATTGACCGATGACGACGCGAAGGCATTGGACGTTGAAATCCTCATCGCGCCGGATTGGATTCTCGGCCTCAGTACAATGCTACGGCTCCGGGCGATTGCCGATTGGCTATGGACGGACATTCTCCCGAAACAGACAGAGGATTACTCCTTGATCTGCCACGGCGACATATTCCCTGTTCGCCGGATGAGTCTGGATGAATTGCTCTCAGGCCAGCCGGTTGCCACATGGGTACAAGCGGAACGCGGCGCGAAGCTCTGTCCGCTTACGTGGCTTCTGGCGACTCGCAAGGCGTTCGATTTAGGGTGTCTGCCGTCTACGATGGAAAACTGTCCACAAGTCGCCGGGTACAGCGCAAGACCGGCCAGTCGCGGCGATGTGCCCGGAGGCGAGTACGGCGGCGATCTGAACTTTGAATGGCTGGAACCAGGATGGGTCCATTCGTGTCAGCAATCCATGTCTAACGCATGGCCGGACCTGCATCGTCGAAAGATGGCGATGGTATCAACCATGATGCGGGCAATGGGCGTAACCGTGCCGGACTATGGGGCTATTGGTCAACGGATAGAGGGGTTGCGGCATCATGCCCCACGGGCGGCGAATGGGATACCTTCGCACTTATTGCCTGAAACGGCTTTAGGGTGTTCCGGTTGTGGTCAGTAGAGGATATGGTGTCCTTTGCCGAGAATGATCCGTTCGATGCGCAGGGGAAGCCATGCCGGGTCGCCGGGCATGAAACTCATGATCAGGATGAATATTGCGACGGAAGCGACCGTCAGGGCGTCGCACGCGGCGATTACCCTGATCCAAGATGCTGGCGGCATGGACTTGGCATATTCAAGCGTTCCCATGCCCCCGTTCTATCCCGCCCCTGACACCGGACAATATAACGGATGACTAACAGACCACGCGCCAAATTTGGCGCGTGGGTAGATTAACGAACAATTATGCGAAAAGCGGGACAGAAGTGAATAATTGGATGCTCGCATTAAACTAGCGAGAAAATGGCACAAACTTGTCGAGGGTCCATGCGAACCAAAACGAGGAAAAAACGGCCAAAACGCAAGCCATCCAAGCGGATTCATTTCCATTTGATCATTCCGAAGGGGACGCAAATTACGCTGCCATTGCATGAAAAGGACCGGGATGAGCTTGGTGACGTTGATTCGTGGGTCAGACCTCCCGTAAACAAAATGGTTACAAGTGTAACCGAAAAGGGTACATGCCAAAATTAGTCTACATCGCCGGTCCGTATTCGTCCGATCCTGACCGTAACACGGAGCGGGCGATTCATATAGCCGAAAGTATTTTGTCACATGGGTTCGTCCCATTCATACCCCACCTGACCCATCTGTGGGAGAAATACCACCCGCATACCCATGCAGAATGGCTTGAATACGACTTCCATTGGCTGCGCTTATGTGACGCGGTGTTTCGGTTTCATGGTGAATCCAAGGGCGCGGATATGGAAGTCGCTGAGGCGAAACGTCTCGGCATCCCGGTTTTCACTTCAAACGAGTTATTAACGGAATGGAAAGAACTCGGCTGTCACCCGCCAAAGACTGTGACGCAAGAGGCGCATGAGATCGTCAACGGCCAACGCAACTCCGACTATGGGCATCCTCTGGACGACTTTGGGCGCACCGGAAAGATATGGGCGGCGATCCTCGGTTTACCAGAAGTAACGCCGCAGCAGGTCGCCATGTGCATGGTCGGAATAAAGTTGTCTCGGCAGTGCAATCGGGCAAAGCGGGATAACCTGGTGGACGGATGCGGATACCTACAAACCATCGAAATGATCGAGCGTGAACTAGATCGACGGCAACGGGTTTTGTCCATTTGAAAAGGGAACCGATTATGTCACAAACTGTAACAGCAACGGTCATTCGTGAGGCTTGCCAGAAATTTCCCAATACGCCAACACTGACGCTGGCTCGCAAGCTGTACAAGGAAAATCCGGCGCTGTGGAAAAGCGTAGATTCATGCCGATCTGGCATACGGTTTCACCGGGGGAACCACGGCTCGAGCAGAAGAAAGACGGCAAGAAGCAAAGAGTTTCACCGGCCAAATCAGCAACCGCATAACCCTTGCGCTCTTCCCAATCCATCCGAATCTAAGGAATGGTTGCCATTTGTTCTTAACTGCCGACGTTTAGGAATAATGTCGGACATTCATATTCCATATCACGATCTTCGGGCGGTAACGGTCGCTATCGACGATCTAGTGCAACACAAGGTGGACGCCGTACTGCTCAATGGCGACATTATGGACTGTTACTCTATTTCCCGATGGGAGAAAGACCCTCGGGCGCGAAAGTTTTCGGAGGAAATCGCCGATACTCGCAAATTCCTTGAATATCTGAAATCGAAACTCCCCAAAGCAAAATTGTTCTGGAAGGACGGCAATCACGAGGAGCGGTATCAGGCGTACATGAAAGCCAAAGCGCCGGAACTTCTTGATATTGCTTGTTTTGAGTTTTCCGAAGTGATTGGTTTCGCCAACATGGGCATCGAATACATTTCCGACAAGCGGATCGTCAACGTAGGAAAATTGCAAATTGTTCATGGCCACGAATGGCCGACAGCGGTAATTTCGCCGGTGAACGCAGCACGCGGCGCATTCCTTCGCGCCAAATCAAATGCCTTGTGCGGACACTGGCACAGCACAAGCGAACACGCCGAGCCGACATTGAAGCAAGACTTGATAGCGGCGTATTCGGTCGGATGCTTGTGCAATCTGCACCCGGAGTATGCCAGACTGAACCGATGGAACCACGGACACGCTATCGTCGATGTTTCCGCAGACGGTAATTTTCGCGTGAAAAACAAGAAGCAATTTGACGGAGAACTGCTGTAACCTTGCGCCAAATCTGGCGCAAGGTCTAATTTTTCGTCGGCTTGGTTTCGTCACGCAACATTTCAATCAATCCGATAATGTAATCACGCTGGACGGCCAGCATCATCATTCGCTCATCCAATTCACGGATTTGCGAGGCGACGGCCCGCAGGTCGCTTTCTAGTTTTTTCATCAACGGGGATTGAGTCACAGTTTTGTTTGCCATAGTCGCTTCACCTCCCTCGCCATGCCGATGATCAGCCTCAACGGCCAGATGGCGGCGCGATAGAACGAGTCGTTTCCGGATCGCTCATCGGATATTTTCTGCAACCAGAATCCGATAATGTAAAGACTGACGACGTTTTCGATTATTTGTTGCACGATTGAATCCCTTCAATCAATTCCGCGAATGTCCGTCGTTTCTTCACCTTTTCGCCCGTCACCTTGCGGATCAGTTCATCCAGTTTGACCGGGGACATTGCGCCGTTGACGGGTATGCCTAGTCGCTTCGCCTGATCCATGAGTATCTTCTTGCGGTTCACGGTTAGTCCTTTTCTGGTTCGAGAATGTAGCGGTGTCCGGTCATGTCGGGTCCACTATTGAGAACCGGAGAATTTCCGCTGGATGTGTTTATGTACCATTCGCCGTTGGATGGCGGTCGATATTCGCCGGTGTACCGAAAGCCTGCCGGAACCGACCAACCATATGAAAGGGGAATCGGGTCATCGGGCTTCTTTGCGCCGTCTCGGGCGACGATATAGGCGGCATGTGCCATATCCAGATCATAGGTGTGCCCCTGACCGATTGGCCTGCAATACGCTTCCGCCAACTTCACCGCCGCATCCTTCACCGGATCGGCCACCACGCTCGGGAACGTCTCGCCAGTCACATCCTCCCATAACTTACGTGCCGCCGGTTCAGCCACGGCAAGAAATTCGGCGCGGGGAATTTCAGTACATCCATCCCAATCTCCCGAATCATTATACAAATTAAACAATCCGTAATCGTCAACACCAATAAATCCATTCTCCGTGGCTATGTATACTTTATCTCCATTCACGGAATCACGATAGCATTTCCCCACCCCCTTCATCCCTTCCAGCCGCGCAATCTCCGCGTCTGCTTCCGCCCGCCGTGCTTTCGCCGCTTCGATTTGTTTTTCGATGTCCATGATCATTCCTGTGGTTTAAGTGGCCCCTGAAATTGCACTGACATATAACTCGAAAAATCGACCCATAACGAATTCCACCTTACTCGCGGATCGGTCGAAAAATTTCCGGAGTGCATCCAGACCATTTCGTAGATAAAATACCGACTCTGCCGCTTTTTCCACCTCATCCAGTACCATCCTTGTTCGCCGGGTTGTTTGGTCCAATTGCTCATAGTCCAGACTCCTTGATGCTTTCGGATATTTCTTGAATCCCCAATATCAAAGAATCCAAAAGGTTCTTATGTTTCGTCGGCGGGAGAGGATCATTCCTCTACGATTTCTTCGTCAATCTCCCTTTTCCAATGCTCGGCAATCGCCGGGAGAAGTTCCTTCGCCACTTGTGTCTTAACCTTCGTGGTCGAGTCAATCACCACTGCGCCAGTCACCAGCCGCTCATCGTCGCCTTCGGGCGGATAACATTTCTCCGCTGGCCCATCGAACCGCCCTGGATCATCATATCCCGACGACGAGTATTCAATCACCAGTTCTGCCGCGCCGCCAGCCTCATCGACCTCGGCATAGTCGCCCATTGCCGCTTGAAGTTCGGAGGGGATTGGCTTGTCGCGATCATCGGTCCAGATACCCGTATCGGCGTGCAAGCCAATGACTACGGGATATTCGCCGCGCCGGTTTTTCCATCGTGTGACATTAGGCATTGGTCGGCTCGTCCTGTTCAAGCATCATCTTATCAAAAACCCGATTTGCTTCCGTAACCTCGCGACGCAATGGTTCCATGACTTCACGGTCATATCGCTGCATGGTTTCCATCGTGTAGCACCACAGCTCGGCATCGCCCCGGCTAACCCGTTCCCGCTCTTGGCATTCACGTTCAAGTTCAGCGCGTTGTGTGCGTCGAATCAGAATCAATTCTTCGATGCGAACGAGGACGGCTTCTAATGCCTTGATGTCGTCTTTCATGACAACTACCGCGTGTTCGGCGTCCTATCGCTGATCTTTTCCAGCGCAACTGCGATTCGCGTGAATGCCGCCGCGATCAGCGCTAATGACGCCGCTTGAGACTCTGCCGCGTACGCCATGCGAAGGTTCGCGGGCATTGGTGGCATCTGGTACGGTTGGCTTATGTGACTCATCTTCATTTCCTTTCAAATGGTTTTGTAAAACGGGCAGGCCGGTGCATTCCATTGCCGCTTCCCTTGTTCACCCGGCCCGCCCATAGATCACTGGTTCCGCTTCAATATCCCAACCTTCTTATACGCTAACTCAAGTTGAGAAAATCCACATTCGCAAGGCCCGTTAATGGTTCGAATTTTGCATGTTTCCGTGTGCCAACACTTACCGAGTCGGACACTGAAATATGTCTGGCTAAACGCCGCCAGAAGCAATGACTTCGAATTTAAGTCAATCTTTCCCATGATTCACCTGCTGGTTAGTCGCTCGTCGTAATCCGCACCACGAACTCATCGCCGGGCATACCCGCCACGCGCTCGAATTGTTCGTTGTCCTCGGGGTCGCACGGCATCTCGGCTAATACTTCAATGTCGTCGCGGGTGAAAAACTTGCCGTCGTTTCGGGTAAACGTCTTGAACCATCGGAACCGGCGATGATCATTGATAACGTCAATGCGCAAGTGGCATCCGCGTGCAACTTCGTGCATATGCTCAGTCTTGCACATTGGAACTTTTTCAATCGTGTTCATGCGTCCCTTTCGTTGATTGGCGGATACTATCCGAATAGGCTTGGCGTGTCAAGCATAATCCGAACATGCGCCAGATTTGGCGCGAGGCTATACCATCTTCAACTTCTCGGTCAGTACGTCCGGTATGTCCAGATGGCGCTTTGCCCGTGTGCAGGCCACGTAGAACAACCGAAGCTCGGCGTCGATGTCTGGTTCGACGTAATCGACGCCTTCCTTTACTGCTTTATCCTTGTCGGCTTGCAGTTCTGCTGGCGTCTTGACACCTTTCAGGAAATCATCGCACAGCCGCACAGATTCAAATTCCAGCCCCTTGGCCTTGTGCCCGGTACTAAGGATCACATCCGCCTTTTCCGGCGTATTAGGAAGCGATTCAAGGGACGAACGCAACTTTGCCGGGCCATGATCGTCAATCAGGTTGACGACGCGCTTCATTTCCTCGCCTTCATCAGTTTCAACATGCTTTTGCACTTCGGACCAATCCTTGAATCCGAAGAAATCGAGGGGGTAATCGACGGCTTGCCCACGCATCAGCTTCTCCGCTGCGCCGATCCAGTCGATCAGTTCGCGGACTCCACCGATCACACAAGGCGTAATTCCGCCATCCAAAAACCCGAGCAATCCTTCGATCATTCGCGCATTCGTTCGGTACAAGATCGCTTCCGGGTCGCCGCATGGTCCGATGATGCCCGTCTTTTCCGGGTTCCCGGTCAATGGAAGGGTTTCGCCCAACTTGCGAAGAATCCGGGTGGCATTCTCGGCCAATTTTGGACCGAATCGGAATGACGTTGAAAGGCGCGATTCAAGATCGACGGGAAGTTCGGTCATCGCATTCAAAGCGCCGCGCCACTCGTAAATTTGCTGGTTCGCGTCGCCCACAGCAATCAATTGCGCTGATTGGTGCCGCATGAGTTCCAGTATCACGCCGGATGAATCTTGCGCCTCATCCAGCAAGATGAAATCGCCGGGCAATTTAGGCTTGCCCATCGCCCACAGCTTCAAGTAACCGCCATGCCCTAGGGGGATGTCGGACTTACGATCAACCATTCGTTCCCATAATTCCTTTGCGCGGTCGAGGACGAATGCCCGAATACCATCTTGCGTATCCTTGGACATATCTTCCATCTTGCCAACCATTTTGACATCGTATGGTTGCAGTTCGTCGCGGCCCGAGTTGCACCAGCGAGAAATAGCCTTCAGCGCCATAAAACTAACCGTGCGCGGGTTGACGAACGTAAGCGGGTCAATTTCGTATGTCGGCATCTTCATCTTGGATGCCACGAAACCGGCACTGAGCGAACCGCTCAACTTCTCGAACGAGTAGACGCCACGGAATGACCGAAACGCCAAAGAGTGCTGCGTAGAGCAAGAGACGGAACCCGGAAATTTGCGACCAGCCTCATCTGCGATGGACTTATTGAAAGCGAGGTAAACACCCCTGCGGTTCGTTTCCTTTGCCAGCATAGTCAAAACTGTCGTCTTGCCTGTTCCGGCATAGGCTCCAATGCGCAGAGTCTTGCCGGTGAGAAACTTGTCGATGCAATCCGTTTGTTCTGGTGTAGGTGTCATGGGAATGAATATATTCCGTCATGCTTAGCACGTCAAGCAGGAAAACAGAAAAAATTCAATCTCGGTCAATTCTCGCCCGATTCTGCCGATACGTCTTACCCTTGATCCATCGGCCTTGCGGCACAAGTAAACCCAACTTGCTCGACTCGTTCGACGGCTTGATTCCGACCAAGCGAATGTTGGCGGCTTTGTGTGGCGTCTTGCTTCCATCCTGGTTCCGCTCCGCTTTCCGATGGCAATCATCGCATACGGATATGAGTTTCCCCGGTCGCTTTCCGAGTAGAACATCTACGTCGTAGCTCAGGTGATGCACCTGCCATGCGCGAAATCCGCATCGGACACAGTTACGGCAGTCCCTTGCGAGGATGGCGTCCCGTATCCCCTTCCATAGTCCGCTCGACAAGTAACTTTTGTAAGACGTAAATCCGATTGACCGCAAATTGTCGTTACGTTGTTGATAGTTGTTCATCGGAATCCTTTCATGATTTTAGAGATTTCTTCACGAGTGCATTTCCACCGCTTCGCTAGCTTGTTGTAGGATGTCGTGTTGGCGGACTGCCTTATACGGCGAATGTCCTCATCCGATAGTGCCGCACGAGTGCCGTCGGTCGTCTTTCGGGGTTCTCTGCGCAGAAGAACCGATGCCTGCTCTGCCAGCAATTCACCCTCATCAACGAGTAACTCCCGACCGATTGCCCGAGTTTTCCACCCTTGCTTGTACGGCGGCACTTCCCCGATCAATCGCAAACCCGCGTAGCTAATGCCTCCGGCGCAAGAAATCAGTTTTTCCATGTACTCAGGCGTTACAACCACCGAAATCACGTTGCCGTTCGTCCTATTGCCCTTAGCGGGCCTTCTGCGGGTGCGTTGCTTTGGTATTTCGGCGGTATCGGTTGGAATTGGTGGCAAAGCAGAGTAGTCTTTCTTTTTCCACTTTTGGACCCACTTCTCATTTTTGTACTTTCGGGCGGTTCGCTTATCCCGCTTGGCGTGAAAAACGTCATGGCACGTTCCGCAAAGGACAACCAAGTCCTCGGGTAACTCATTGCCAAGCCGTTCGTAGGTGTTGTGGTGGGTTTCAAGTTTCTTCCGGCAACCGCACAACTGACACTTGCCACCTGCGCGTTCCTTGGCGGCGTCTGACTTGGCTTTCCATTCAACCGATGCAATGTAAACATCGTAATCCATAAAGTTTCCTTCAACCTTTCCTTGGCGCAATCACAACAACCTCTACCAGCCACAGTGCGCTATCCATAGAACACCCTCCATTTACCTTCGCGCCGTCTTGTATTTAACTTAGTGTTTAATGACTGGAGCGCACTAGCGCTCCAGTATCATTTCCATACTGGAACCTATATGCGCTCCAGTATAAAAGTCTGATACTGGAGCGCAGATGGTTCCAGTATCGGTAGATACTACCGCCTCTAATGGTTCCAGTATGACTTCGTTTCGGGACGGACGATGATACTTTTCGGGCTTATCTGGAAGCGTTACCCGACGCCAAGCCTGACGATGTTTCCCGCCTCCCGCGTGGCCCGCTACGGTTTCCAATAGGCCAGCATTGACCAATTCGCGTATGACCTTGCTTACGGTCTTAGGGTGCATCCCAATGCGTTTGGCGATGGTTGTAGGCGTAGGCCATCCCACGCCGTCGTCATTGGCGTGTCGGATGAATACAAGTAGGACTTTGAGCCACGCGGGCGGGAGATTTGCAATGAAACCAGAATCAACCAGATGATTGAGTGACAGGATTGAGTTGAATTTGTCCCTCTCGTTATCAGCCTGCATCCGTGCCAATCAATAAAAATGTCGATCAATTAGCCCACCGCGATTTCCGGTGATTCGCAGCCAAGCGGCAAGCTCGGATCACGCGGGGGCTAAAAGATCGACTTGAATGTTTTTGATTGGCCGTTTGCACTTGCGGGAATCACTCCGCAATCACCATTTAAGGCGATGTTCGGTATATTACCGACTACTTCCGCCCGGTCAAGAAAATTTATTGGATTTGTGCCAATTCTTGATCAGTCCGTCTAGTTCCCCACAGCCCAAGACCGCGCCAACTGCATCCGCGCCGTCTACGACCGCCCCGCTGTCGGTGTCTTTAATGCGCGATGATTCGGTGTATGGGTTGTTCAAGTCGTAGGTGCGCCGGGGCTTGATGCCGGGTTTCCCTTGCAGGCTTATGCCGCTGGCCAGGATCGACCGTAATAGGCGTAGGGCGATAGCCTTGTTTGTCTGGTTAGACTTGTCGGCGGAAACGACGATTTGTTCGCCGGTAGGCTTGTGGGTAAGGACAACATGTGGTCTGTAGTTTCGGATCATTGGGATACCTTGCGCCAAATTTGGCGCGTGCCCTATTTCGGCCAAACGGCTTTCGCTTCTTTTGCGCCGCCAACGACCCGCTTCCGATATGCCGCGTATGCCCGGTTCCATCGTTCCAGCGCAATTCCAGCCGACGCCAGATCGCCGGGGTGTCCATGATCCCGATAGTTTTCGAGGGACCGTGCCATCTGGCAACCGGCAGTCAGAAGTTCATTGCGTTCTTTGGCAGTCATTTTACTCTCCTCACCACAACCATCTTTCCGCTCTCCGGGTCCGGTATCTCATTCCCACGGGTGATATGGTACGTCATCGTCGTGCGATTCAACCGGAAGAAAGCTGCCGCTAGCTTCACACTGGCGAACGTGCGCCCAAGTGTATCCGTGACCGGCTTGCCCTGATAGGGCGGCTTGGGCATCGGCAGGCTCACCAGTTTGCGCCCGCATAGACCCGGAGGCAATGGTCCGGCCCGCAGGCACGCGGAGGCGATATGGGCGGGGTTTACGGGCATGGGAGTAATCCTCGTCGTTCAGCCCCATTCTTGATCTGGTGAACCGCCTGACGGGATATGCCAAGTTCCCGCGCAATCTCTGCCTGCGATCTCGACCAGTCAATCGCTTCCACCCGCTTGATAAACTCAATTTCGCTTTGCGGAATCTGCTTTGGCAATCCCCGGATATGCTCATACACCGACGCCCGGCTTATGCCTAACGTCCACGCGATTTCATTGGCCGATGTGCCTTTCGCGTACATCTTGCGGATAAACTCGCCGTTGATCTGAGCCTTGCGCCCGGACCCTGGTTTGCGCGGAACGTCAACGCCAGCATTGACGACTATCACCCGGACATATTCCGGGCGCATTCCCATAGCGTCGGCGATTCGCTCGTAATGTTCGCCGGACTTGGCTAACTCGATGATCCGTTTGCGCCGGTCTTTGCGTTCAACGTGGGTCATTATTTCACCTTCTCCAAAAGCGCGTCCGTAGCCCTTGCCGCTACGGCCCACAAGCATTCGTCGGGCTTCACCCTGACCGTGACGCGGCAATACTGCCTATCGTCGGTGTACGTGGCGATCAGGCGCGAAGATGAGGGGATAAAATGGATCATTACCTCGCCTCTACTTCGGACCGTAAAATCTTCAATGTCTTTGGCGCATCAATCCCAACATCCAGCTTCTTGCGCCGGGAAATGATCTTGATTGTCCCGCGACTCCGATATGCCTTAATGATCTTTTGGACAACCGATGCGTGATGCGCGGGATAGATGATTTCTTCAAGGCACTTCACATCCTCCGGTGTAAGTTCCATGAACACCGTGTTGACGGTGCCGAGGATCAGTTGTTCGCCGACGTTTCTCTGTAGGAAAAGCATGAGAACCTTAGTTAGTGAGCCTTGCGCCAAATTTGGCGCAAGGTCAGAACGGCACTGAATCGTCGTCGTCAAACGCCGGTTTCGCTGCACCCTTCGCCGGTGCCGGTTCGCGTTCGTCAGAATCGCCTTCCGACTTGCCGCCGTCGCCACGCGGGAGGAACGTGAATGTCTCGCCGATCAACTTGTGCTTCGAGCGTTTCGCGCCGCTTTCCTTCTCCGACCAGTTTTCCTGCTTCAATCTCCCGACGACCAAAATCGAATCGCCCTTCTTGAAATACTGCGCGATAACCTCGCCAGCCTTTCCGAAGAATGAGACTTCAAGGAACGTCACTTCATCGCGTTGTTCGCCTTGCGCCGTCTTGTAGCGATGGTTGATGGCGATGGAAAACTCCGTGACGGATGTTCCGCTGGGAAGCGTCTTGCTGGCGCAGTCCTTGGTTAAGTTGCCGATAAATGTACATTGATTGAAACTTGCCATGTGCCCTCTTGTTTGAATGTAACCATGCGCCAAATCTGGCGCATGGCTGTCAGTTAAAGGCCCGCCACACCGTACGATATGGCGGGCTAAGTCCCCATGCGAGCCGTTCTGCACGGTGCTGGCATGGGTGAGCCGAAAGCAATCTAGCGTATCACGCTTGCCGCGTCAAGCATAAAGTCCAACTATTCGATATTTCCGAATAGTTCAAAAACCCGTCCGACCTCATCGCGGTCACTGGTCGCGGCGGTCGGCACGCCAGCGGCTCCAGCCAAGCCGTTATTCTGGCGCACTTACGGGTTATTCCTTGACGATGATGGGAACGAGTTCGTTAACTTGCCAATATTGAACCAGGCACTCATGGGGCAATCCGTCGTAAAGCGCAAACCATTCACCCTTGCGCGGTGCTCGAAAATCTCCGTTGTATAGCCATCCTTTCGGCAGAACGTAGCCATCAGGTATACTGTATTCCACCGCGACTCTACGGGGGTCCGCTTTCGACAAGACGACAACTCGTTCCAGTTGCTCCCGAAACGCCCCGGTCGCATTGGGCAATACCGCTCCGGTGTCGATTGCGTGGCGCAGCATCACGGCGGCATCTGCAATGGAAATGTACCCTTCGCCGGGGAAAGCGGATCGGGTAACGTCCTCGCAGAGACGGCGGGCGGTAGGAACGGCAACCGCAAGAAACTCAGATCGGGCGATTTCAATGCAATTGTCCCATGTTTCATATTCGGGAATGAAAGCAATATGGTGGTCAGATGCGGTTATGTATCCGGAAGCGAGTGTCCAGAATACTTGCCTATCCTGTCGATAATATTTCCCCGCCTTCGCCTCTTTCGTCAATCGCTCGATCTCCGCGTCAAGTTCTTTCCGTTTTGCCAACGCCGCTTCTAACTTCTCTTGCGTATTCACGATCTCGTTCCTTTCGCTTGTTTCTCCCTTTACACCGGCCCCGCAAAATACATCGGGAACGTTTCTCCCCTAGAAATCAGCAAAGCCAATTGCTCCCGAAAACTCCGTTCCGTCCCGTCGTCGTCCTGAAACGTAAGTTCGTCCATTTCCTCGTCGGTCAGTTCCACAATGTCTCGCCTTGCTTCAAATTCGTACGCGCCAAGATTGCATTCGTCGATGTACCATTCAAGGCATGATTGCTGATCATGTCCGGCGATATACTCGTAGTCATTCACGGCGAATATTTTGATGGAAAGTCTGGTCATGGCGTACCCTCCGGTATCTGGTCCGCTGCTTTGCATATACGTTTCCGTTGGTCTTTCGCCAGCCGCCGAATATCCGACCATTCGTATTCCATCATTGCCGCAACACGTTCCAGATGTGCCAATCGGTTCGGGTCAACATATGGTTTGCTTACGGCCCACTTCTGTAGATCGCGGGGGGCTTCGTCGATACGATCTTTAATACGCGCCATACTAAACCGTCTCCCGCTTTGGTCCCATGCAAATACTGAACATTGCCCGATCGCCGATGATGCCTGATTCAACGATGTACAAGTCAAGCGTGCTGGGAATGCCCGGATTTTGTTCTTCCATCAGCGCAGTAACCAACTTAACGGCGTTGATGATTGTCTTGGCAAACGTGGTTGCCGGTACGCCGGTTTTGAAACCATCCATCACGAAGGTCATAAATCCGCGACGGAACGATTGCGGTTGGTGGCGTATGTCGGCTTGTGCAACATCGTCGATTGCCGCCTTGATTTGTTCAATGTCGATCATGATTATTTCGTCCGCTTCGGTGCCAATATGGCCTTTGCCGGGGTTGCAATGCGAGCGATTCGCTCTTGCCGCCTTGATTGCTCATGGCCAAAGGCGTAAGCCGCAAGCATTTCGGATTTCAGTTCGTCCCCGTTGTGCATGACAAGGATTTGGAAAGACTCGTTGCCATCTTCGGCAATGAACGAAATCCCGACCGATGCCAAAACATCCTGCATACCATGTTTGGCGCGAAGTTCCCGCAAGTCTTTCGCAAATGCTTGCGCTGCATTCTCGGCCTCATCCACCGATGGGAACGGCTCGGACAACTTCCGGTACAATTTGGGATCGCTTATTCCTTCTGACATTGATCTTTCCTTTCGGTAAAAGTGTTCGACCACCATTAAAACATCCAATACTTGACAAGTCAAGCGCATTTTAATTGACGGATCGTACTTATCTCGCTAAGTTATAGTCATGGCTAATAAATATCCAGCATGGTTGACCAAACAGTTGTCGGAAGCGGGGAAGCGCGGCGCGGCAGTCACTAACGCGAATATGTCGGCAGCGGCAAAGCGTCGGCGTGCAAGAGCCGGGGCGTTGGCGATGCACGCGAAACGCCGGGCGAAAGACTGACCACGCGCCAAATTGTGCGCATGGTCGGATTTATGCTTGACACGGCAAGCGAAGGGCTGTAGCATTCCGGGCGTCCACTAACACATTTTGGAGAAAGATATGGCAGAAGAAACCACTGCAATTGTATCGCAATCATTGACCGGCGAAAACCTCGACTTGCTCAAGCGCACAATATGCCGGGGTGCAACCGACGACGAGTTTAAGTTGTTCGTGTACGTGTGCAAGCGTACCGGCCTTGATCCGTTCGTCCGGCAGATTCACGCCGTCAAGCGATGGCAGGATGGCCGGGAGCAAATGACAATTCAGACCGGGATTGACGGATACCGCTTGATCGCAGAGCGAACCGGGAAATACATGCCGGGCCGTGAAACGGTGTTTGAATACGACGACAAGGGAAAGATCGTCAAGGCGACGGCATACGTCAAGAAAATGGACTCCGCTGGCGCATGGCATGAGATTTCGGCGACCGCTCATTTTGCCGAATATTGCAATTACAAAAAAGATGGCAGTATGATGCAAATGTGGCGAACCAAGGGCCATATAATGCTACAAAAATGTGCCGAGAGTGCCTGCCTGCGCAAAGCCTTTCCTGTTGAACTGTCTGGCCTATACACGGCGGAAGAAATGGATCATGCTGGGCCGATTGTCGGAACGGAAGTAATCGACCAAGACGCGGAACCTGTTGAGCAAGATGCAAAGCCGAAGGATTTGTCGGACGACCCGATGTTCTTTGCCGCATGGGACAAGGTAGCGACCGACAAGGGAATTGCGCCGAAGATCGGCAGGGATTTCCTTAACGCCTTGATGGGAAAGGAGATTCACCGTGCGCAGTGCCATACGGTCGAATGGCGGCAAGGTGCATTGGACGCATTCGCGGAAGGTAAGTTTGATGCCAAATTTGCCAAAGCCGCTCCGAAGGTCGAGCCGGTTGCCGCTGACGCCTCGAAGGATGAAAAGCTGGCAGCAGCAAAGGCGATACTTGATCAGGCACAGAGCCGCGAACAAGCCGGTAAAGACCTTGATTCAGTGACGGATGGACCGACCGAGGAAGAAGTGGCAAGCCACGACGATTTTATTGCCATGTTGATCGACATTCCATCCATTGCCGAGTCGTATGACATCGACAAACTGAACGCCGCATTGGCGATTCTGGCGAAGGGCAAGGAAATCGTAAGCCTGTCCGTTGAGAAGCGTATCGCCATCATTAAGGCGGCGAAATCGGGCAAGTTCACGAAGTTGGTTGAGCAGCAAAAGGCGAAGTAATTAGGGAGCGATAATCCGTGAGAGTCGCCGATGGGCAGGTGTGTCTCATAACACCCTCCATATCGTCAGACCGGCTATCCTGACGTAGCCCGCAATCCACGGAAGATAGCCATTTTGGGAGAAGGATCATGGGTTTGTTTGATGAAATTGAAGCGGCGGAAACATCGGACGAAACGGGAATATTCCCGAGCGTTCCGGCAGAGGAATACCACAAGTGGCCCGGCGCATCGGCAAGTCGATTAAAGGAGTTTGCCCGTTCACCGGCGCATGCTTTGGCGGCGATGAAGTCCAGCAGGCAACCGACGCCGGAAATGATATTTGGTACGGCGGTTCATGCGCTGGTGCTGGAAGGGTATGAGACGTTTGCTAGGCAGTTTGTCGTATCTGGCCTCTGTTGCGCCAAGACCGGTAAGGGCGAGTCGTGCGTCAACGGCGGTAAGATGCTGGTTGGTGGCGAATGGCGTTGCGGCGTACATTCCAAGGGCATGACGGACGATGGCGACGGTCGGATTTTTTTGACGCAGGATGATGCTGATCGGGCGATGCGTGTACGCGATTCGGTCATGGCGCATGCGGCGGCGAAAGACATCATCGCGGCGGCAACTTCGATGGAAGTGTCGGCACGATGGAATGATTCATCTGGCGTGCGGTGCAAACTTCGGGCGGATATGGTATCCAGACCCGAACGGATGGTTGCCGATCTGAAAACTGCGCAGGATGCAAGCCCCGATGGTTTCATGCGGGCTATTGCTTCCATGCGGTATCACTTTCAAGCGTGCCACTACATGAATGGCTTTGCGGCACTAGCGGCACCTATGGAGCGATTTGTATTCATCGCGGTCGAGAAGGAAGAACCGTTTGCCGTAGGCGTGTACAGCTTGCGGACGGAAATTATCGAATTGGTTCGCCCGAAGTTGGATGAAATGTTGAAGCGGTGGAAGGAATGTGAGGATAGCGGCGTGTGGCCTGCGTACTCGCAAGAGATTATCGAGGTCGGGATACCGCAATGGAGTGCCAGGCAGTTGGAAACGATCTAACATGTTGCGCCGCTACACTCCCTTGAAATCTCGCATCCAATTGAAGCGAACGCCGTTAAAGCGTGTCAGTGCAAAGAAGAGGATTGCCGACGCCGAGTATGCCAAGATTCGGAAGGAAGTTCTGGACGCCTGCAAGCATATCTGTCAGGCGCGGATACCCGGAGTGTGCATGGTGCGAGCCGTTCACGTTCACCACTTGCGGAATCGGTCACAGATCGGCAAGGGAAAGCATGATC